AAGTTCTTGCCGAGATGCTTGCTGCCAATGGACGTGACTCATCAATGGTGAAAAAATTGCTCACGCATCCCCCCGCAGAAAAGGAGAAGAAATGAAAACTATTCCGGGATTTCCAAATTATGCCATCACAAGAGATGGTCAAGTATGGAGCAAGCCTCGAACAGTATCAGGTGGACGACATTGGAAAGGCCATTGGGTAAAACCCGGACTTGTTAATGGATATTTTCAGGTTGGTTTATTTAATAAAAGTAAACAGTATCATCGTTTTAATAAAATGGTGCATCGCCTCGTCTTAGAGACTTATGTCGGCCCGTGTCCTGATGGTATGGAATGTCGCCATCTAAATGGAAACAAACAAGATAACTACTTTGAGAATTTGTGTTGGGGAACAAGAAAAGAAAATGAGAAAGACAAAGTACAGCACGGGAAAACTAAACTTACTGAAGCTAAAGTTAGAGTGATTCGTTATTTGCGAGACGTTGCCAAATTTTCTTTAGAAGATATTGCTTGGCAGTTTGATGTTTGTAGGGCAACCATCTGTTTCGTTGTAAATAGAAAGACGTGGAAACATATATGAATGAGTCAAATATAGAAAAATCTAATCAGGCATCTCCAGACGAGATATTAACCGCCATACAGAGCTTTAATGACCCAGCTATTATTACAAATATTTTTAAGGAGCTTGGGTGGAATTACTCGCTTGAAATAAAAGAGACTGTTATCATGGCGAAACAAAACGCAAATCTTTCCATTAAATTTAAGGCTTTGAAGCATCTTCGAGAACTGCTTCGAGAAGCCGCCGAAACATCTGGATATACTGCGAATGTATCTCAAACCTTCCCCAATGCTCAGGGGGGTCATACCACTTTTCAGGCAAAGCGTTTAGCTAATATGTTGAATCCAACGAAACAAATTGAAGCCACTATTAAGGAATCCAAAAATGACAAAAAAGAAATCAGAACCGAACCCGATAGAGGAAGCGATAGGCGAGAGAGCCAAAGACCCGAAAGCACAGGAAAAGTTCACGAAGGAATACCAAACGGAACCGATAGGCTCGATACCCGACGAGCCTTCCCCACAGGAGATGTTGACTCTGGAGGAACTGAATCGCCAGACGGAGGAGAGATACCAAGACCAGTACCCAGAGGAGAAGATAGACCAAATGATGGCCCAGACGGAGAAGGAGGCAACGGTGTTTCACGTAGTTCCGAAAGTCCCGATAATCCCTGTATTAAAACCAGACCCCCAACCTGTGACAGAGAACTCTTCCCAGGAATCTCCTCCGCAGAAGACTGAAAGTGATGAGCGGAGTGAGAAAGCATTTGAGATAACGAAGAATATCAAGAAGACAAATGAGCAGACTTTGCAGGAGGTGAATTCGGGACTTAGCTTGGAAGAAGAACAAATGCAGAAGAAAATGTTTGGGGATAAAATAGTATCCCCTGCGGAGGATATTGAACTCACGGCTCTGAGAAAATTCATTATAGGCACCGGGTTTGTCCTGTCTGGGGTTTCGTATCACATTGTCGCCTTGTGTTCTCAGGCGATGATGATACCATCGACTACCACTTGGGATTTTAAGGATAGGGCGAATGTTCCCGATATGGTTCTTGCTCTCTTGAGACAGCCTGGATACATTGAGGGAATTTGGCCTACTCTGAAAGTCGTGATGGGAACCAATATTGGAAACGAAACTTGGACGGCGGGGATTGCTACCACGTTGGCATTTTTTGACACCGTAAGAATGCTACCAGTCCTCAAAGAAATGAAGGTTTTAGAAGATGAAAAAAAGTCATAAATGGGAAGAATACGCATGCGTTGAGGCAAGATGTCCTCATTGTAGATATTGGGTTACACAAGAAGGCCACTTCAAAAAAGGGGACTCTGTTCATTGTCATTCTTGTGATGGCGAGTTTGAATTAGGATTACAGAAATAATGTGGATTCAGCGTCCTTATCCTATTTGGCCTCTGCCTAAAGACTATGATGAGTTATCGGATGAGGGGAAAAAACAGGCGAGATTGGCCGTGCTTCATAATCAATCGACTCCTTTTAATTTGGTGGTTGCTTGGGATTTCTTTCGTCGTGTGTACTTGGCAGGTGTGGGGAAACTCTTTTATAAAAATGGCTTTGAAGAATCGCCAGATTTCCACTACGAGATGATTTTTGATTTAGGGCAACATGCCCGGAATGCAAGTGCGGCTCCGAGAGGTTCGGCGAAATCAACTGTAATAGGACTTGAGGCTCCTATGCTCTTGGCCCTAACTCGTCCACATTATGAAATATCTCTGGGTTTGGCTACGGATAAACAGGTAGAGGAACGACTTGATAAGTTAATTCAGCAGTTTGTCGAGAATGAGTTAATCCTGCAAGATTTTGGTGACATTAAACCACCAAGAGGGCAGAAGATTTGGAATCACCACCAGTTATCCTTGACAAATGGGGCGGTCATAAAAGGTCTTAGCGTGATGGGGAAGAAACGAGGCGGTCGACCGAGATTGTTCATTCTTGATGACCCAGAAAATGACCCAGATTCAGATTCTCAAGCCGCTGCACAAGTTGTAGTTGAGAAATTCGAGATGATTCTGTTCCGGCAGATAATCCCGATGCTTGAATCAGGGTCGTCTATTTATTGGATAGGGACTTTGATTAACCGGAGGTCTTTCTTATACCATGCCACCACAAGCGATGATTCCCGATTCGATTTCTGGAATCGTAAGGTTTTGAAAGCCATCGAGTATGCTAAAGATGACTCAAAAAAAGTGTATGTTTTGTGGCCAGAGAAATGGTCAAAGGAAATCCTCGAAGCCCGAAGGGAGGAGATTGGCCCTTCCGCATTCGCCAGTGAATACTGCAACGAGCCTATTTCTGCACAAGACCGCATCTTAGTAATAGACCCAAGAAAGAATGAATACAGTGTTGAGGGGGAATTTGATTGGAAAAATCCATTGGCTCACACGGGAAATATAAAGTGGTCGGAACGGTTTATGGAGCCGGGGCGAAGGGTCTACAAGGATTTTGAGAAACCATTCCGAGAACTCGTGCTCCCAATGTATCGTATTCTACTGTTCGATTACGGGAGTGGACTCTCTCAGTACAATGATTATTCCTGTATTATGATACTTGGATTCGACACCTTGAATACATTGTGGATTCTGGATATGTGGCTGGGTCGAGCCAAGGATGCGACACTGTTGCGGTTGATTTATGAGTATGGGCTGGCTTGGCGACCCAGGGTACTCGGAATTGAAGCCGTGAGTATTCAGATGAGTTTTGCGGAAGCCGTCAAAGAATATATTGAGGAGATGGAAAATAAAATCTCGACCCCTTGGAGAGCACGGGTTTTCCCGATTACATATCCAGCTCGTGTAACCAAGTCTAATCGAATCTCTGGAATAGAGTGGCGATTCCGGCCCGGCAGGATTAAGTATCCCGCCCACCTTGCAGGCAAGTGGCCTTTTGACCAATTATATCAACAGACCGAGGACTATACTCCCGATTTAGCCCTACTACCACACGATGACGCTATTGATACCCTCTCAATGAACCAGTTTGTCGTCAAGAATCGGGGAGGGATATTTACTAAAGAGAAAGGGAAACCAAGTTTATTAGAGCGTATCCGCAGAAATCTCCCGCTTGTTAAGGGGACCCCTCTTCTGTCTGGTATTAGCTCCCAAGAAATAACGGAGGAGATGATTGACATCCTATCCAAAAATGCCCGTAAGTCGGCTATAAACCCAAATGACCGCCGTATAATCCGGGGCCAGAGAAGTGTTGTGGGATAATGGTTAAATATTTAATAGTTTTCCTGTTTGTAGCCCACCTCCTGCGGAGGATATTTGTCATAATCAGGAAACATATTGACAAAAATTAAGATTGTGGTACAATAAGATTGAAAGGAAGTACTATATGACTACTTATTTTGGGTTCGGGATGCTTGCTGTGATAGGGTTGTTTTTGGCTCTTATCTGCTTTATTATGAGATTACTAAGCAAGGCCGTTTATCAAATCACTGAAACCAATAAGCAACTTCTTATTGTCGTGGCCGGGAAAGGTGAGAAACCAGAATCAGCGTTGAGGACATTAGTTGCTTCCGATAGACCTCCAAAAAAAGTCATCCCGGGTATTGCAGAGAAGAAGCAGAAATCTGATGAGAACAAGAATTCTAACTATACGATGAGGATTGGTATTCCTAATGGGATATAAATTTCAAATACCAGAGAATACCCCTGGGAATAAGAACCAAGTCGAGCAGATTTTTCAATATCTTGTCTCCTCAGGCAAGTCGAAGATGAATCCAATCTCGATTAATTGGTGGATCAACCACTACTATATGCGGGGGATTAGAAATTTCTCGAACATAAATTTTGGAGGCGGAACTCTTAATGCGTCCTATATGGATGACTCCGGCGTACTGAAGTTTCGGTATGAGGACATCGTATCTAAATATCAAGCCCAACTTGGCAGACTGTTGGCGATAAATC